CACCACAAAACTGCCGGCATTCTTCTGCGAAGAGACCGAGTTTAGCAAAGTCATCACGCGTGACAACGTTGGCGCCAACATCACAGGCGATGCTCATATTGAGCATTCGGATCTGTGTGTCACTCGTCTGATGTACCTTATTGGCACAACGGTCGTAGTGAGCCTTGACGTCCTCCATCGTATATGTGCAGTGAAGTCCATTACCAAACGCCCGGTCTATCTCATGATGCCCGTCCGTCTTGATCTTGGTGGTCCAAAAGTCATTTTTATTTTTGTTTTCGTTAATAATGTTGACCGCTGAAAGTTCAAAGCCACGCTGCAGTGGCTCATTCCTCCCAGCGAACATACTAGCTAATGAAAGAAATCGTGCAGCCTTCGAAGAGGGTGTAATATTTATATTTGTTTGTAAACCCAACTTCGAGGTATACCTCTGGACGGCTGGTATCCAAGGCACGTCATCGCAGACAAAGCCGTCACGGACAGGGAAATGAGCGCCTATTATTTCTAAGCGCCCATGAACAATCGTCTTCAATTTGGCTGAATAGCCTAAATCTTCTTGTTCCCTGATGATTAAACCAAGCGGTCCGCCGTTCCGCTCGTCTGCCAAACACCTGGAAGCTGCCCCGCCTCCGTCATCTCCTTCAAATAAACCTCTAAGATAAATTTTGAAAGATGAAGGCTGCGTTGAAGCTAATGTCTGGTAGAGGGGAACCGACAAAAATTGCCAGTCAAAGGTACCGTCCTGTAATCTGAACTTATTGGTCTCTTTGTTAAAGGCAAACAAATGCTCGGGATTCTCCGTGACACTGCTGAACACTCCGCTCAACTCGTTCCCAAAATTGACTCCACTAGTCAGTGACCAACCGGAATCAAGGTACATATCTGGAAACTTGGCTGTGAACCAAGTCTCTTTCGGCACCTCTGAGCACTTAATGCGAAATCGGATGCGCATACCTGTTTTGACGTCATACACAATCTTGGCTTCATGGAGGTTCGTAAACTCTCCATTAACCTTGTGTGACACACGCCGGTTAATGCGCATCAATGCATTATAAGTGTAGCCCAGAAGGCCTTCACCTTGACGGTTGCACCTTTCGTGGAGCTCCATGCCTGTCTGGTCTATCTCCCAGGCACAGATCTCTGGCACTTTAGGCTCACGTCCACTCGCTCTTCTGCCTTTGTCCTTGAATGGATCCTGCATCATTTCACCAAAGGCATCTAAAACATCTTCCCTTGACCTGTGCTTGATTGACATATTGTAGAAAATGCCGTCATCATGGTCAAAGAGGATGTGCTGAAAGATGCCACTGGAAATGATGTTGATCGCCAATAACTGGAGTGTGTTGTCAACGACAACTCTTCCAGGTTTACCGGACTTCAGAACAGCTTCAAGTTTCCCGTTAGCTTTTCTCGTACCAATGCGTTCTGGTGCTGTGGTTGTTTGCAACTCTACTTGAATGGCCTCCACTTCTTCCTGCGAAAATTTACTCATGACAATCTCCTTGAAAGTCTTATTCGCAAACAATTTGTGGTAAGCATTATCAATTGCTTTATCAGTGAGGCACACTTGAAAGAACCGTCTCCAAAACCTGTTCAAGCGCTGTGCTGCCTTCGAATTCTTCTTGAAAGCAAGGTCAGGGTAATCTCCATCAGCATTTGGAAATACTGATTTCTTGACCGATGACCTTCCTTCCAAAATGGCCGCAACTGATGGTCTATCCTTCGAATTGTGCACGGTTGCCTGGTGAGTTACCGGCCCGACAGCCTGTGCGGAAGGTAGAGGCATGGGTACGAAACCCATACCTGGAGGTGGTTTCATGTACTTGCTGTCAAGTATACGTGATCCAACACCCAAAATACCCATGCGGTAATGTGCAGTTGCTCCTGTCAACGGCTTGCTCTTTTGGCCCAACAACTCACTACACCTCTCAAACGACGACCACATGAGTGTCGATTGAGGATAGTACCTGTGATTGTCATACACAAACTGCCACAACTCACGCATCTGTTGAATGTTCGTAGTGGGAGGTGTTTGTGCAGCATCAGGCACTGGTGCAGGATGGCCTGATCCGGAGGATCCGCCAACTGTTGTAGTTCCACCATGAGCGTTAGTGGTAGTACTCGCTGGAGAAACTGCATCTGCAGGAGCAGGTGCGGGTGTGGTTGGTTCCGCAGGTTCCATCGACTGCCCACTAGACTTCTTCTTTCCGTCTGTCTTGGTGGTGTTGTCAGGAGCTGCAGGTGTGTCAGATCTGTTGTCCGGTGCGGGTGGATTGTTAACCACCTGTGGAGGTGGGCGGTACTTGGTGGCGTCACCATCAATAACTTCTTTCCACTGGCTCGAAAGGCAATAAGAGTTGGTATGTTCACTCCACATCAACCTGTACTTGTTTTCCATTGCACCAAGTGTTCCACCATGCAATTGCATCAGACGGTGTACAAACCGGTACTCGTTTGGAATGTCAAGTTGGTTGACTGCAGGGCAATGTACATCTCTCTCCCTTTGCATGCGGAGAGCGGTGTAAGTGCCCATAAATTGGTAGTGTGAATTCCCAATTCTGATGTGCGCTTCCTTCCATCCACGCCAGCGCCAGATCCGACTGCAACGACTGCAAGCAGCCGGTACATGAAATTTCTTCTCGTAGGCGTTGCCCAACACCATAACGTTGTCGTCGAGGAGTTCGGGTGTGCAAACAGCGCAAAATGCGATGTTGTCTTGGCCGTCGAAGATAGTCCGTTGTTGCTGCCAGTCAGACCGCAGCAGGCAGCAACAACGCCAAACAACATAAGCCAGCCCGGCGAGTTTGATTTCGCCCGGCACATAATGCCAAGCTACTAACGAACTATGCCACGCCAACCGAATTCCATGCCGTGCTTGGGTGTGTCTCCGGTTCCAGAGTGAACTCATTAATTCAAAG